GCCTCTTCGGCTGCCGTTAAAGCTGCTTACGACAGATCGTGGCCTGACACTAATACGACCTACTCAGTAGGTGACGGGGGGCTTACCCAAAAGAACTTCACGACTACCCTCAAGTCTAAGCTCGACGGTGTCGCAACCAGTGCTAACAACTACTCGCTACCTGCTGGGTCTAGTTCTACTAGAGGCGGTTTCAAGACTGGGTTTACTGAGAGCGGTAAGAACTACCCCATCGAACTCTCATATGAGAAGATGTATGTGAACGTCCCTTGGACGGACACTAATACAACCTACTCAGTGGGAGACGGGGGGCTTACCCAAAAGAACTTCACGACTACCCTCAAGTCTAAGCTCGACGGTGTTGCAGCGTCCGCCAACAATTACATTAGACCGTCAACGCAGCCTACCTTTATTGCGACTTCTGGTAATAATAATGGATTTGGTTTCTGGGGCGTCCCGAATAGTTACTCGATTATGATGGGCAGCAACCAAGCCAATCATGGAACTGTCACTGACTACTCAATGCACCATAATATGGGGCCTTCTAGTGGTAGGGGTTTCACATTTGGTTCTTCCCGCACCGCAGTATCCGCATCTATAAATGCCTTAACTGGCGCAATCCAAACTAATGGCACGGTGGTATGGTCAGGCGGTGGTTCTGCTAATGCTAATACAGCTTATACACACTCACAAGCTGCACATGCTCCATCTAATGCAAACAATTACAGCCACCCAACAGGCGCTGGAAATAGCCACATCCCTTCAGGTGGTGGCGCAGGCAAGTTCCTAAAGTATTATTCGTCTGGTGTAGCTGTATGGGAGACCCCTTCCTACACTACAAATACAGACACTGATACGTGGAGAAGTATTTCTAGCAGCGTAAGCTCTACAAACTCTAGCGTGTCCGCCTCTTCGGCTGCCGTTAAAACCGCTTACGATAAGGCTAACGCAGCACTACCTAAATCGGGAGGCACGATGACGGGCTACCTCACGATGTCGCAGGACCATCATATTAACCGTCCCTTCACCCTGATTGACAACTCGTCAATCGCTTACGTCCTGTTGTGCGCCAATGCGGGTAATAACAATGTTAACGGCAGGCTCACGATGGCGAGAACCTCTGGCCTTAGACACGCATGTCAGGTAGACATTCTTGTGTCAGCAGGGTCTTCATATGCTCCAGTAGGCACGGTGAGTTCACGCGGCACAGCGGGTAATGGCACTCCTTCGTATAGATTGGTGACCTGCACCTACAACTCAGTATCCCATGTCGCTCTTGAGATCACGAACCCCGATAACTACTACGACTCAAGCACTGCCCGTTTCACAGGGAGGATAAAGTCTACGGGCAGCACGTTGATTTGTAAGACTCCAGCCAACGTCTCCAGCGTAGCACTATTCGGCGCAAACTCTTCACACCAAATCGATGGTAACACGGTATGGCATGCGGGTAACCTAAGTATGGGTTCTCGGAATGTGACGAGAGTGACCTCCACTTACAGTATAACCTCCTCAGATGAGGTCGTCTTCTGCAACACAGATGCCGGAGGATACACCGCGACCCTCCCCGTTGGGGTCACTGGCCAGACCCGCAGAATAGTGAACACAGGTTCCAACACCCTCACCATCGCCCCGAATGGGGGCGAGCATTTGCTAGGAGCAAGCGGGAACTACAGCGGCAGCTCCCAGTCGCTATCTGCTGGCCAATCACTGGAATTATCCTACCATACTTCCGACGGGTGGTATTAAACCACCCACAACAACCAAATTACATGAACCCAGAAATCGAAAAATTCAGGCAGCAGCGGTCCAATCTCCTCAATGAGGTATCCGAGCTTGCCACCCGCGCTGACAGCTTAAAAGCTGACATTAACAGAGTTGAGGGCGTTTTGATCTACCTTGATCAGAAGGGACAAGCCGAAGCTGAAGCTGAAGACGAAGACGGACCAATTGAAGAACTCACCCCCACCTAAAATGCCCATTATTATACCTCTAGTTGCTGCAGCCACCCGCGACGCTGTAACCGCATCCCCCGCCAAGACGTTCGAGCAAGCCTACATCTTGGATCTTGTCGTCAACGCCAATCATGCGAGTCCTAACGACAGCATCCACATCAGCTACTGCCCCTTCGACCAAGAAAGCGGTGAACGGCTACTGACTGAAAAACGTGGGATCACAGTCCCTTTTTGGCAGATCATGGAGGAGCTTCCCGAAGCCGCCTTAGCATTTAAAGCAGTTAGCGACGCACTCCCCCTCTTGATTGCTCACAAGAAGCAAGCCGATGAGGACGCCGAAGACGCCCTCATGGTTGATGGCGAAACGGCATAGCGCAGTAACAACCTACTAGATCCCCATGTTCCACCATATCACACACCCGATCTCTGGAATAGCCGCGTCCACGTTAGCTTTTTTCTCTACTCTGCCCCAAGATTTGGGTGAGGGAGTGAGGATCTTATCCGCTATTCTAGGCTTGATTATTGCCGTCCTGTCCGCCATAATGACGATTGAAAACTTCCGCAACCGAAAGAAATGATTAGCTACATCCTAGAAAACAAAGAGGAACTCTTCACAGTTCTTACCACCATCGTCGCTGCAGCTTCCGCTATCGCGGCGCTTACGCCCACCCCTAAAGACGACACCCTCGTCGGCAAGGCTTACAAAATCGTCGATTGGCTTGCGCTCAATGTGATGAAAGCTAAGGACAAGTGATTAAGCTAATCACGGAGTTAGCGCGAGCCTACATTGCTACACTACGGTGGAAACAAAGAAGATTCATTTATGAACTGGAAGACCAAATTGATTCCCTTGCTGCTGACGGTTCTCCTGCTGCCAAGCTGCGCATCGAAAGAATCTCGCGACGCCTTGAACAAGAGCGCACTCTACGACCCACCGACAGTAACACTGATTAGTGGCGTGGAGTATCAGTTTAATGAGGGAATCCTTGTAGGCAGTGGCCAGAAGTTCCACAGCGACTACAGCTACCAACGTGCAATCATAATAGGTAAATGAGAGTAAGTGAACTACTAGACGCGATCATGGGCCTGATATCCTCCTACAAAGCGGGGTTGGCGAAGCGCAAGACCAAGAAGCCTAAGAAGGTTGCTATTTGCGTGGGTCATAGTCGTCGCGGGGACAAGGGCGCGGACTCGATTAGCGGAGTCACTGAATGGGAATACAACAAAAAGGTCGCTGACATTTTGCAGGCCCAGCTAAGGCATCAGGGAATTACTTCTGTTGTCTTCGACGAATATCCGGCGGACAGCTACGGTGGGGCGATGAACTGGCTCGCTCGCGCTATCCGAAAAGAGGAGTGCGACATCGCCATCGAGTTGCACTTCAACAGCTTCGCGAACGAGAATGCCGCAGGATATGAATACCTTTACTACACGGGCAGTAAGAACGGGGAGCGCCTAGCTAATTGTTTCCTCAAAGCCCACGGTGACTCCTTCACAGCTCAAACTAGTCGCGGAGTCAAGTCAACGGATACCGTGCAGCGTGGTGCAGCGTTCTTGCGTAGAGTGCCACCACCAGCCGTGATCTGCGAACCATTCTTCGGTTCTAGCCCAAAGGACTGGGCCGCTTTCGAGTATAAAGGACTGCTATTGGCAGGCGCTTACACACAGGCAATCGTTGAATACTTTAAAGACGAATGAGAAACTACCCAAAAGAATATAAGGACTACCACGGCACACCGGAGCAGATAAAGCGTCGGGCCAGCCGAAACGCTGCGAGGAGAGCAAAAAAACTTCAGGGCGCTCATCTTGCGGGGAAGGACGTTGACCACAAGGACGGCAACCCGTTGAACAACTCACCAAGCAACCTACGAGTCCTTAGCATTGCTCGTAACCGATCCCGAAAGGCGTAGAAAGTGAAGAATCTAAAGTCAGTCATGATCGCGGGTCAGCGTATAAAGATCCAGATGACTGACTTGGACTCAGCCTACGGGCAATACCTTCATGATAGGAAAACGATCCAGCTCGATACCTACCTAACGGATGACGACTTCATCACGACCCTTCGCCATGAAATGATCCACGCAGCCTTCCACATCTCTGGCATCTCATTCTGTGAATCCTTTCAGGAAGAAGCCTGCATCCGCTGCATCGATGAGGTTTTCTTTCCAGCCTACGAACGAATCCTTAAACGCTTAAACCCGCCCGTAAAATAAAATTTTGAGTCGATTCATAACTTACAAACCAACGGCAGACGACGTCGCTGAAGCCTTCAGAAGGTCTAAAAAACTAGGGAGTCTCAAGACATCCTTCACGAACGGGAAAGGGAACATGACGGGCTTCTTAGGAGAAGTCGCGTTCGAGAAAACTTTTAAGCAGTTTACCTACGTCGGCGATAAGTCTTACACGCACGACTACGAATACAAGGGACTCAAGGTCGATGTTAAGGCGAAGAAATGCACGTCGAAGCCGAAGCTGAACTACAACGCTTCAGTAGTGAAGACGAATTTCAGCAAGTTTGAGGCTGACATATATTTCTTCATGCGCGTCCACGAGAGTCTCAAGAAGGTCTGGCTCTGCGGTTGGTCTCATAAGAGGTCCATCATCCACAAGAAAAGGCTCAATAAGAAGGGCGAGCGTGACGCAGACGGATTTCGCTTCAAGGCGGACGGCTACAACATCGAGATTAAGAAGACCCGCAGGCCGGATGCCTTAGAGTCACTCACCATCCGGCGGTGACCCGCTTAGTTTTTATTCTGGTGAGGATGCGTCGTGGAGGAGGTGACCCTCCTTTTTGTAGATGGGCCTTATCCCGTTAGGTGCTACGAGTGCTACAAATGACCTCAAAGGGGCATCCATGTAGACGTCGATGAGTGCAGGGTCACCACCAGCTTGATCTAATATCTCCCGCAGGTCCACCCAAAACTCACCACATAGCTCATTTTTTCTGATCTGGAGATTGGTCATTATCTACCAATATCAAACTGGTCACGTAAGTCGATAGTCCAGATTTTGCCCCCTCCCTTTCCTTTAGAAAGGACGGGCCTGATCTTGCTACTGGTCCGTGCAGATTCTTCCATGACGGACATTCCGCGTCTAATGAACTCTAGGTTGTTGGACATGCCAACATTCCGGCCATTATTGAAGTCATGAAGAGTTGTTTGGAACTCCGTTAGTGTTCCCGTCCATGAATCGTTAGCAGTGACCTCACGGCACCTCTTACTAAAGAAGTCCACGAGTTCAGATATGGAACTCCGCGCACTATTGTCATAGGCCGCATCCGCAATTTTAGAGTCGATGTAGCTACGAACACCGAACCGACCCGTATCGAGAACTTCTGTTGGAGGATTCCAGTCTAGCAAGAACTTGCCAAAGTGGGGAAGCTCTTCGTCGATGGTCTCCTCCAATTTGTGGTTGGGTGGGAAGTTGTCGGTGGAGTCATCGCTAATTAGTAATGCGATGAGCTTGTCACGGTTGCTTGAGTCTAGTGAGGGGATCACCGACAAAGAGTTGGCATCCATGTTCAATGACAGCACGACTCGACCAGTCCAAGGGACAGACAATGAGTCAGCGTATTTGGCCTGATACTCAACTCGCGGGTTAGCAACCGAACGCTTAAGGAGTTCGGTGGCGCGTCGCTGGTCTTGGAAGCTCGCTGCAGATGTCGTGTCATCGATTACCCACGCAGCCACTCTTCCTAAGTCTTTGTTGAACTTTGTTTGTCCTGAGAGGTAATCAGAGGCATCGGCGAAACCACCCACAAGGCCACTAATGACTTTGTTAGATAGTAGAGATTTTCCTCGTCCTGTGGGTCCGACAAGTAGTAGCGCCTGTCCCTGCATCTGCTTACGCTCTAAAACGGCGTAATAAAACCGTTGGAGCCACGCATATAGGTAATCTGTGGCTGGTCTATCGCCACTAGCGACAAATAGCTGGCTCAACCATTTATTGAGGAAGGGCCACTTGGCGGGGTCGCCGTCAACGTCTGGCTGGATACTATTGACTCTCGCGCAGTTAAGAATACGACTCCCATTGTAAGAGACAATTCTTTCTTTGGAGAACACAACGGGTGCGATATCATCAATCCGATTGTGGTTACTCACGGTCAGCAGAGCAGACTCAACTTCGCTAATCGTCTGACCCTTTTTCACTCTCGTTGAAAATCCGGCTTGCCTGAACTCTAGGACAAGTTGCTCTTTAGGTATTGAGACGGCATTACCATATAGGAGCTTAAAATAGCTCCGTCCATTGAACCAATACTCATCCAGCAAGATGGACATCTTTTTATCTTCGTAGTCGCTAACAAAAGCTCTCCCGAAGATCTCAGCCCAACTCATGAATCCTTTTCCCGCTCTGTCGCTGTAGCAGACCACGCCGTCTTCAACCACTTGGCAACCATCCCGATCAATCCCGTCATCGATCCAGAAGAGGGGGCCACGCGAGCCCACTTCAAAGTCATTGATCCAGCGATTCGGGAAACGGGATTCAACTTCTTTTGCAACAACATTGATGGGAACATTAGTGTCACCTGATTGAGGCGGGTTTTTACTGACCGCTTTGGCTAGGGTAGTGTTGATCAGGTCATGGAGGACAACCCCACCTATGTGAGTCCAGTCTTCGCCAAGCTCAAAATACTGGTTTGGTTTAAGTGAAGTATTGTCGAAACCAGCATAGGCCGAAGTCACCTTCATCTTCTTGGCCAGCTCTTCCATAAAGGGAGCGTAAACTTCAGGTGAGATAGGTAGTGGCGTGTCAAACTCCCATATTAACCTCAGATACCCTGATTGAGTTTTCGTTGACCACGTAGGCAGCATCTTCCCAAATCGGGCGCTTAGATCGTCCTTCAGCGCAGACCAGTTGACTTTTACGCCTGCGTCGTAGTCTGCAACCAGACCATAAACTTTGTTTACGGGGTTCTCATTGCTGACCCTCTTGGAGGGGGCTCTGCCTTCCGCGCAGCTATAGAAACAGTGATCCGTTTTTGCGTCGGCGCACCAACTGCGGTATTCCGCTTTGGATTTAAAAGAGGGCTTCT